AACTGCACCAAACTTTTCAAGCATTGGCGCAAATTCTGCTGCCTTATTTGATAAACTTTCAAAAAAGTTATTAATTGAAGTGTTTAAACTTACCAAACCAAAACCCTTTAAAATACTTACGCCAATATTTTGGAATAGAACTTCAATGTTATTGGTAACCCTATTCCAGATTCCACTAAAACTATTGGCAGAAGCTTCAGCAGCAGCAAGCATGGCTGGCATATTTGCAGCATCGGAAATTGCTTGGGTTGCTTGGGTAACTGTAACTAAACCCTGGGCAACTCTTCTTTTGGCTTCGTCAACAGAAACCCCCATGGATATTGCAAGGGCTTTAAAAACTTGAATCCCTTCCTCTGATAATTTCCCAAGGGCTGCCATGGTTGCCCCACCATCTGCAACCATGTCAGCAATTTTATCTGTGATCAAAGCCAATATCTTTTCGGGATTTCCAAGCGCAACCCCCAAGGTATTAAAATTCTTAATCAAACCTTGAATTGCATCAGGTCGGAATTTCAATGCAGCCAATCGGGTTGCAGCTTCTCCCAATGCAGTAAAGCTTGCACTGGGGCCAGCCTTCATGATTGTTTGCAATCCAGTTGCCAAACCTGCAAACCCTGTCATTGATGATAATCGCCTATCCAACTCTTGAAACTTTGAACCCGATTCAATTATCTTTGCACCTAAATCAACAACCCCAGAAACAATGCTTTTAACTAAAGCCATTGCACCATCAAAAACCTTGGTAAATGCTGCAGTAAAGAAACCAATCCCAAGCATATCTGTTAGCTTCATTCCTTTACCAAAAGCCTTGGGGGTTGCCTTACCATCATCCAAAGATGCATTAGCCTTTCCAGTTCTAGCTTCATGTATTTTTGCTTCTGCTTTTAATAATTTTCTTTCAACATGTTCAAGGGCTTCTAATTCCTTGGCAAGCTTTGCTGCTGCCCCGCTATCAATCATCATTTGTCTGGCTTGCTGATCTAGTTTTTTATTTAATATTTCGGTTTCTGCTGCCATCTTTTTTGCATTCAAAACAAATTCAGCAGTATTTTTATTAACAGGAATTGGGGGTGGTTTAATTGGAATTGGGGGTGGGGGTATAATCCCTTTGGCCTTATTTTCTAAAGCGATTATTTTCTTTTCTTGGGCTTCAAGTTTTTGCATATCCTCATGAAGCTTTTTGGTTGCCCCGCTATCAATGTTCATTTGCCTAGCTTGCAATTCCAAAGCCTTGGTTGCCATGTCGGTTGTAGACTTTAAATTTATTTGCCCTTTAACAAATTCTGCAGTGTTGGTATCAACTTTTGCAGGGGGTTCAATTGCTGCAGCTGGTTGGTTAATCCCTTTCACTTTATCTTCTTGCGCTGCCAACGCTTTTTCTTGCTCTTCAAGTTTAACCAATTCATCATGCAGGGCTTTGGTTGCACCAGTATCAATATTCATTTGCCTTGCTTGCAGATCAAGTTTGCGGGTTGCAATGTCCAATTCGGTTGATAAGGTTTTCTGATTTGCAGCATATCCAATTGCTTGATCATCTAAAGCCAGCATTGCAGCCATTGAAGCCTTATTTTCTAAAGCCAAATTCCTTTGTTTTTGAGTATTCAATTCAATTAATAAAGAATTATTTCTAAAGGCTGCATCATTTTTGAATAGGTTGGTTTCTAGTTCTTTAAATCCTGTGTTTAATTTTGCTTGTTGAAATGCTAATTCTTTTTCATCTTTCAAATAAAGAAGGGTTGCGCCATCAAGCAAAACCAGATTATCAGTTGCAAGCTTGGTTGCTTGCGCTGTCAAATTCATATTCTTAACCAGAATAGAATTACTAACTGCAGAATCTTGAAGTTCTTGGACTGATTTGGTTTGATGGTCTAAACTTGTGGTTACATTGTTTGAACTTGTAACCACTATATTATTAGCTGTTGAAAGCTTATCAGTCTGTTTGGCTGCATTATCTAAGGCAGAAGTAAAACCAGAAAGGTCTGCTGTTACGCTTAAACTGGCTCTACCTAAGTTAACTTCAGCCATTTTTTACTACCTTTACACTTTTGCCCATGGTTGCAAAGGCTGATGTCATTTGTTCTGAAGTTGCTGGTTTGTTTTTTTCACCCAGCCAATCAGGAACAAAATCAGATAGCTTATATTTGTTTGATGAATGGCAAGCTATTTGCGTATGCTGTACCATCCCCACCAAATAATCCAACCTGCTATCCCCTATCGGTTCAATTCTGGAAAAAGCAACCCATTCCATGAATTCAGAATGGCTTAAATTTTCTTCCAATTCCCCAACAGTTTTTTTGAGATGCCCCGCTAATCTAAAAAGAAATAGCCTTGGGGCATCTTCCCTTAGTTTTTTTCCGCATCTTCAACTGCTCCTGATCCAATCTTGTTTATTTTCAAGATTGCATCAAAGATTTTTTCTAAGATGGTTGCAGGTAATTTATTAACATCACCAATATCTGATTCAGAAAACAAAGCTGAACCATCTGCATTGCAGCAACCCTTGATTAACATCCTTGCCCTAAGATTGTCAGGGGTTTTTCCTTTGCCCCTTGCAGCATTGAAATCTGCATCAATGGAATCTCTTTCCCCAACTGTTAGACTTCTAACCCAGACAGATCCTTCCCATTCTGGAATTACGATTTCTTGCCTTGGCAAAGAATCTTTTTTGGAAAGGATCTGCAATCTATCTAAAGCCATAACTAAAACCCCTTATTAAGTTAACAACCCACTAGCCTTTAAAGTGAAACTAGCCTTAATTAATTCGTCACCAGTTCCAATAGAAGATATAGCATATCCAGTAATAATTCCACTAATAGTTATAGTTGCACTATTTGGGGCAGGTATAGTAATCACAACATCAACTTCAGCTTTTAATTCTGCTGCTGCAACTACTGCATCAAATTCAGCTTTTTCATAATTGGCTTCAATTGTTACTTCACCAGAATCTGTATAGCCAGCAATAAAAGTATGGGCAGAATCTGCAGAACTTAAATTAGTGGTTTGAATAGTTGCGATTTTTACCTGTGGGGGGGTAATAGAAATCGCTTCCCCAATTGCTGCTCCATCAATGGATACAGTGGTTCCAAAAGTTGCTTGAATTGCCATGGCATAACTCCTAAGTAAAAGTTGTAACAGACTCTGAAAAAGTAACTACCAAATCAACTGTTGCTCGATGGGTTCCAGATTCCAACGCAGTTTCCAAATCCCACCCAACAGATTCGTTATCCAACCTTGCCATAAAAATATTGGTGGTATCCCAAGTTCCTTGGAAACCATCAAAAGCAAGTCGGATTAATTCAACGATTGTTTCAGCTTGCAGCCTAGTTGCTGAAAAGATATCTAGTTGCAGGGTAGCAGTTACCACCCCAGAAGATTTAAGCAGGGTTAATTGCCTGTCCACCCCTGTTTTTTCATAAACCAAACATGGCAGGGTAACAGATTCCGGTGCTGTATCAGGGTAAATCCTTGAACCGATTACATTGGTAATATTTGCAACACCAGAAATATAATCATAGAAAGCTGATTCAATCATTTTGCACCCTTAGTTTTTTTGATTCCCAAGGTTGAAATAATTTCTTTCATCTTTTCTGCAAACCTGTTGAAGATTTCCCCACCCATTGATTCCAAAGCTGGCTTCATGAAGGGCTTTGCAGTTGCGCCTGGATGTTGATAACTGTTTGGCTTTACCTGCCTTTTGGAACCTTCCCTTAAAGGGCCAACAAAGGTTGTTAATTTTGCAAGTTTCTTTGCATGGATAGAATGGCTTACTGCGCCTCTTTCAAGCAAATAGGAATAACGAATGGGGTTAAATAGCCTTCCAAATTTGGTAACCGATTTGCCCAACTTTGGCCCAACCAAACCTTGGATCACTTTATTTTTACCCCTGCCAAACTTTTTTGCTTTCAAACTAATGGATCTTTTTAAAGCTCCGGTTGTGGTTTTGGTTTTGCTAGGGGCATTAGATTTTACTTTTTCTTGCAGGGGCTTCATGGCAAAGCGCATTGCAGCAACTAATTTGCCATCTTTTTTATTAGTGGTTAACTGCTGGAACACATCAACCAATTCATCCAAACCTTCAATGGATACTTTGCCCTTGGCAATCAAAACTGATTTGTTGAATTTTCCCATTAGGTTACCACCTCTAAGCAATCAACTTGCATGGTTCTATTGTCATCATCAATATTAAGAATGGCCAAGATGTTTAGAATCCTTGCGCCAATTTTAATTCGATGATGATGGCTGAAACCTGAAAGGAATCTAATTAAAACCCTGTGGGTTGTTTCTGGCCTAACTGCTTTTGCAAAATAAGCTTCCCTTGAAGATAAGGGTTTTACCGAAGCTGAAACTGTGTAGTCAGTTGCCCATGCTAAAACAGGTTGCCCCATAGCATCATAGGTTGTGCTTTTGCTTTGCAGTTCAATTCTAGTATTAAGCTTGCCAGCTTTAATGGTACACCCCATTAGTAAACATATTTATAATTGAACTTACTGCTAAAGGAACTTCTGATAATGAACCCTCAGTTACTGCTTCCCTGTTTTCGTAAAGATGGCCAACATAAAATTTGATTCCATGCTTTAATAATTCTGGAACTGCTGCAGCATTTACAAAACCTGCAACATAAGTAACTTCCACTGCATTCATAATCCCTGCTGTTTCTGGCCATGGATCATCTAATAAGGGCATCAACCTTGCAGGGCCAGAAGCAATATCTTCTTGCCAATCGGCAACATTCTGTTCATCCTCGTTTGAATCGTAATAAACAATTTCAGTAACAGATTGAATTGGCCCTTTGGGAAGATATAAAACATCTTCAAAGTTATCTAATGATAATTTTAAAGTAGTTGAAGAAATGGTTATTTCACACATTTTTTCAAAGTAACTTCTAGCAGCAGTGATGCAAAGATTTAAATAAGTATCATCATCTGAATGATCAATCCTTAGATGGCTTTTTGCCTGTGCCAGTGTTATTGGTTCTGTTGATGGTTGGGTTACTACTGTTACTATCCCCTTGAGTTCCATTTTCTCTTACCTCTGGGGTAATTTTGGAAGTTGCTTTTTCTTTTGCTGGTGGTGATGCAGGTTTGGCGTAACCAATCCTGCACCATTCAGCACCAACTTCGTCTGGTACATCTACTGTTTTACCTCTGTTGGTGTTATCCCAACAAGAGGCAACAGAAATTAACATTGTTATTTTCATTAGGATGCAGCCATTAATAGCGACCAAATTGGGCTATAAGTGGTTGCATTTCCGGTTAAAATATTTGCATCCATTCGGGTGAATGCAGTCCAACCAATTTGTCCTATGTGACCATAGGTTTCATTTTGGCGAACCAAAGTTAAACCAGCTTGGCCTGTTACCTGTCTTACAGTGTAAGCTGCAAGGTTACCAAAGATGATGGGCTTCTTGGTTGCTGCTGCACTATCCATGTTGTTATTAACATAAACAGGATAACCCAAAATAGTTGGCAACCTGCCAGAGCCATCAACATAATTAGTTACAAAGATTGGCCTTCCGTTTTCATCCATAATGCTTGCAACCTGATTAAGGGTTGTAGAATTCATCATGAATGCTACGCCTGGTGCATTCCGGTGGGCAGGGTCAACATTGCCAACCAAGGTTAAAATGTTTGCAGCAGTTATTGCAGTTGTGGATGCAACAGCAGTGGAAGCATTAGCAGCAATTACGATGCCCTTGGGCTGGGAACTGCCAGTTCCTAAACTCATGTGGGTTGCAGTAATGCGCCCCAATCTCTGGCCTGCAACAGTTGCAACAATATTTTCAATATCAATCAAACCATCTTGAAATAATTCAAAGCTGGTTAAGATTTGTTTTGAAGAATATTTGTAAGCTCCCAAAGTTGTGGTTGCAACTGTGAATGCAGTTTGGGCTGATGTTCCATTTTCAGCAAGCAGTTCACCAGTAACAGAAGTATCATCAAGGGTTGGGAAATTCAAAGCTGAACCTGTATCAGTGTTAATGATGGTTGCAACCTGCATAACAG